CTCCTCGAGCGACCGCTTCATCGTCGAGCGCTGGCGCTTCAGCCAAGAGAGGTGCTTCGAGGGCTCGCCGCCGTTCTTCTTTGCGTTGTCGGCGATCGACTGCGCGACGAGCTCCGGGTCGGCTTCGAGTTGCTTCGCTAGGTCGAGTATCTCGGCCGCGATCGCCAGCGACTCCGGCACCTCGGGCGCTTCGCCACCGGCAGCCCACTCCCCGAGCAGCCGGCCGGTCTCCGCGGTCAACGGCTTGTCGAGCGGCACGAGCGCCCGGTGCTGCTCCTGCAGCTTGATCGGCTTCGGCAGTCCGGGCGCGTCGGCGGTGAGCAGGAACGAGAGCGTCAGCTCGTAGGGCAGCGTCTTCTCGCAGACGGGAATCCAGCCGTCGAGCCCGGTCAGCGATGCCTTCGGGCGCACGATGGTCTTCCCCTGCGCGTCCTTCGCGATCTCGATCTTCTCTTCGGCGCGGAAGCACAGGATGACGTGGGCGCGCACCTGTAGAAGCCGCTGCACCATGCGCTTGTGCTCCGACTTCGGCTTGATCCAGGCAGCCATCTTCGCGGACTCACGGCTGCCCATCCGTTCGAACTCCGCGTCGTGCATGTCGAGCAGGCCTCCGTCGCCTGCGTGCTCGTGCGAGGCTGAATCGACAACGATCACCGGATACTTCGCGGCGTCCGCGGCCTCGATCGCGTCCGCGTAGCGAGCAGGCGTGAAGGGCGCGGCCAGGTCGCCGTGGTCGAAGCGGAAGTCGTCCGCGTAGTGCTTCGCGCGGCCGGCCTCCGTGTCGATGACGGCGAAGGGCTTGTCGCCACACAGCCCCTGCGCGATCTGCATCGCCGAGAACGTCTTGCCCGACCCCGTTCCCCCGGCCAGGCCTATGAGCAGGCTGACGGCTTCACGCTTCGCCGGGTGGAACTCGAAGCTCATGCGGCCTGCTCCTCGACGGCGAGCACGCGCGCTTCCTCCCAAGCGGGCAGCTGCGCGAGGTGGACGTCTGGTGCGTACCCCGGCCACGTGTCCGAGTCCAGGCACCGCTTCCAGAGAGCGAGTGCGTACTCGACCTTCTTCTCGCCGATGGTCAGGACGTCGGCACCTGGCGAGATCACGGACAGCGCGTACGGCGGCGACGTCTCCTGAACGCACCAGCGGAAGACCGGCGTCTGACCTGAGAGCGCACGGACGGCGCGTATGTAGAACGCTGCCTGCACGTCGCTGCCCATCCCGTACAGCGAGCGCGTCCACGATTCGGGGTTCGCGCTGCGCGTGGTCGTCTTGTAGTCGTCGATCGCGGTGTGGTCATTACGGAGCCAGTCGAGGCGAGCCCGGCACTCCACGCCATGCTCGCTCCACACGATCGCCTGCTCGGGCTTGCCGTCCTGAAAGAGCGGTGGATCCGCGCCGTGCGCTTCCAGCTGACGGTGCAGAGCCGCGATCATCCCTTGAACGGACGCCAGCGAGTGCGCGAGTAGCGCCGTCTTGCCCTCCGCGCGCGCTTCGTCGCGTGCATCCTTCGCAGCCTTCGTCCGCCAGTCGGGCGCGTCCACGACGACGAGGTTCGCGTCACCTTCGAGGAACAGCGCGTGCGCGACCGTACCGACGTCGAAGCGATCGTGTACCTCGCGCTCGTAGTCCGGGTTCAGCCGCGGGTGAGCCGTCCAGGCGTGTGCCGGCGACTGCGACCACAGAAGGTGCGCCATCGAGGACGAGAGCGAGGGCGTGTCAGCGGGATCGGCGTGATATTCGGCCACGCTCAACTCCACGAGCTCGGCGCTCACTCGACGACCTTGAGGCTCTGCGGCTCGGGCACAAAGTCCTCGCCGTCAACGTGCCGGTCGTATGCCCGCAGGGCTGCTCGGCGCTCCTCACCTGCGAGCCGGTAGCGGTCGTACATGATCGGGTCGCTGTCGCCATCGCCCTTCGGGTCGGTGATGGACACGAGGAGCTCGGCCTCGATCTGCCGAGCGGCGATGTAGGACTCCCACAGCCTCAGCGCCGTTGCGCAGGCCGCTACGCCCTTGTCGCAGGAGCAGGGAAGCGGCGCCATCAGGCCCAGGCCGGCTTTCGCGGTGCCTCGAACAGAGTGAGCGAGGGCGCCGTGTCCCCAGAGGGTGGCGACTCCCCATGCTGGTAGCCCTCGCTCACACCACCGCCGATTCCAGAGCCCGCGGGTGGCGGGAGAACCGAGACCGGCGGTGGTGTCAGGGAGGGCTCTACGAGGCGGTAGTAGGAGACGACGCGCGTGCCGACGCGCTCGCAGCGGTTCTCGATGACGTGGCCGCGGCGACGGAGATCCGAGACGCGACTGTGAACCGTCATGCCGCAGCGCCGGCGTTGCTCGGAGCTGTTCAGGATCTCGCGCTGCGACACCCACTCGTTCGGGTGCTCGCGAAGGACGACCTCGAGGAAGTCGTTGTCTGTCATTCGCCGTCCGCCGTGGCGAGAAAGAACGAGAGCGGGCGACCCGTCAGGGCCGCAATCTCACGAAGCCGCCTGATGCTCGGCTCGCTGACGTCGGTCTCCCATCGCTGGACGGTTCGATGACCGACGCCGAGCTCCACGGCCAGCGTCTCGATGTTGCGATAGCCGGCAGCACGACGCGCTTCGCGGATGCGGGCGCCGAGAGCGACTGTCAACGCATCTGCCATTTGACGAAGTAGAAGTTACACGTCACACTTCGGCGCGTCAATGACGACCAGCTTTGTGAGTACGCAAACAGCGGGAACTTTCGCCACGCTACTTCTCGCTGTGTCCGTGGCCCCCGAGGAGATCGGCAAGCGCATACAGGGCGCTCGCGAACGGAAAGGCTGGACGCAGCTCCAGTTTGCGCTGGAGGCCGGCGTCAGTCCTTCGTCGATTCAGCGATGGGAGGCGGGGAAACTCCCGCGCGTGCGCGAGCTGATGAGGGTCGCCGACCTATTGGGGATCGATGCCGAGACGCTCGTCGAGCCCGAGGGTGCTAGCGAATCCGACGAAGAGACGCACGCCCGCCTCGACCGGATAGAGCAAGTGCTCGAAGAGCTAGTCGCTCGACTCGAACGAGACGCTCAGGGACGATCGAGGAGGAAGGCGCAGTGACGAGCCGCTCCTCGAGGACGATCCCGCCACACGTGTCACAACTCGGGAACGTGCCACCACCCGGCCGACGCTGCGGGCTCACGGACACCTGCACGGGACATTCACACACGGCAGCCTTGCGAGCGGCTGAGGGCATGAAGGCGATTCTAGGGGAGGAGAAGTGATGAAGGTAGTGGCGATTTTTGTCGTGGCCGCGGCATTTGCCTGCGGTTCTGCGGTCGGTGCGATAGGGCCGTGGCGTGTGCTCGCAAAGGCCGAGGACGACAGCGTGTACTACAGCTCGGCCAGCGCGAACGTCGACGTCACGAGGCCGAAGGCTCTGAGGATCCGCGCATTCGGGCCTTCGCTCAAGGTCGGCGGGCTGTTCTCGTGTGATCTGCCCGACAAGAGGGTGAGATCCGGGCAAGCCGTGGTGCTCACCGTCTCGGTGGCTGAGAGCTGCACCGTCTACGCGAACGCATCCTCCGACAGCGGCGGCAAGATCCGGGTGCTGATCGAGGGCCGGAAGTAGAACGCAAGAAGCGCCCCGCCCCTGGCCGAAGCCAGAGACGGGGCGCAGAGAGCAGGCTATCGAATGAGACCGCAGTACCTTGCTGTGTTGGGCCAAGGGTAGAAGCCGCGGCCCGAGAGATAGGCCCGCATAGCGACGGCGAGCTGCACCGAGACAGGCCAGTTGTCGGCCGTTCCCCAGGCTCGTAGGAACTCGGGCCCGTACGTCCGCTGAAAGCCCGAGTCCATCTGCATGCCGCCGTAGTAGCCGTTGCCGGTGTTCGAGCGCCAGGCCCCCTCGAAGCTCTTGATGCAGAGGAAGGCGCGTTCCAGCGGATGTGAGCCGACCGCCGCGACCCGCCTGGAGATCGTGCGCCTGTGAGCCCGGCGCTCGAGCTTGTACTGCCAGTGCCAGTACTCGGCCCCGTGTCCCTTGAACGTGCGGGCAGCTGGCTTGCCCGGAGATGCTGCGTGGCCCGCCGCTGTCAGCACGGCGATGGTGAGGAGCAGCGCCAGCGCGGCGAGCAGCCTCACCGTTTCCCGTCCATGTCGGCTAACTGACGCTTCGCCCGCCAGTCGAACCACGCCTCGCGCAGCGGGAAGTCGAAGGTCGGGGTCACCTCGATCCCGAACTCGTCGCGCAGCTCCTGCATCGAGCCGTAGTAGTCCTCGAACGCAGCCGTGAGCGCCTGGCCGAGCTCGACGACGCGGTCGTGCGACTTGCCGTGCCGGCGGTGCGCCAGCTCGCTCCGCGATGCCGACACAGCCGGCCCCGCGATCTGGAGTACCGATGCTTCCATAGGTTCCCCCTTCAGTAGGCGACGCCGGTGTCGATGGCCCTGCGGATGAACTCGCGCAGGTACGAGAGCTCGGCGCCGTCGAGGTAGTAGAAGACCGCGCCCTTCGTGCCGGCTTGGACGCTGTTCACGATCGCCTGATCCTGGTCGAGCCTCTGCCCGGAGTTGTTAGCCGTCACGCGGAACACGGGCTTGACGTTCGCCTTCGGGATCGACGGCTGCGCGCCCTTGCACCACTCGACGATGCGCGTGGTCGGGTCGTCCCAGATGCCCTCCGATCCCCAGTACGTCTGGACGTTCATGCGAAAGGCGCGCGTGACGTAGGCGCCGAGGTTCATGCCGCCGCCGGCCGAGCCGAAGTACGTGTCGAGAGCGCAGGGCAGCGTAGGACAGAGCTGTCGGAGGCGCGTCGCGAAGGCCTCAGACCATGTGCCGCTCGAGTCGTTGTCCGCGCGCCTGACCTCGTCCTCGAAGTTCATATCGATGCCGTGGAGTGCAAGCCGGCGCTTCTCGCTTGCGGCCCACTCTGCGGCTGGAAACGGCTCCCAGATCGACCCGCCGAGCGGCTGGTGCGAGGGGCGCATCGCGCCCCACACCTTCCAGCCCGCAGCCTTGTAGCCATCGACGAGCTCACGGGGCACCGGGCCATCGTCCTGTAGGTGGACGCGGATGACGCGCGCCCCGGCCTCCCGCAGCGACCGGAGCTCCGCCGACTGCGGATCGCGAACCCAGCCAGGGCCGTCGCGCCAGTGCCATAGCCACAGATGGACTCGCTGGTGAATCGTGATGGCCATGCCTACGGCCTGTTGGAGAGCCCGTACACGCCGCCGAAGGCAGCGAGTGTCACGCCGACGACGATCAGCCACTGCTGCGTGGTGATGTCGCCGAGGTTCTGATCTCCAGTCAGCGTCGTGGCCAGTGATCCCACGAGCGCGACGGCAGCCGCGTAGAAGGCGCGGAGCGCCTGTCCGATGAACTTCATGATCTCCCCTTTCAGACTTCGAGACTGAAGAGCAGCCGCTCCTGGCGCGGTGATTCCGCGATCGTGGAGACGATCAGCTCGCCCTTCACGTTCGAGTAGAGGCCCGTGCCGCCAGTGACGGCGAGGACGTAGAACGCCCGTTCTTTGATAATCCCCGAGGCGACGATGCGGCCCTTCCTCAACGAGTAGAAGGCCTCGCAGAGCTGCGTGCCACTAGCAAGCGGCCCGCCCCTACCGACGAAGTCGCAGGACAGGATCGCATTGCCGATGGCCGCCCGGAAGGCGGGCCGGTTGTAGATGAGGGAGACGTGCATCGTGTCTCCCTCGCGAACGATGGTTCTGATCTGGGTTGCCGTGACGCGAATCACGCCTGGGCCCGGCAGCGCCGGACTCATAGCAGGCGTCCACAGAACGACCGCGACGGCTAGTGCGGCTAGCAGTCGCATTACTGAACCTCCTGACATGGTCGCTGGTCTGAAAGCTCGGCATGGAGGACTTCGAGCGCAGCAAGGCGGCCCCGTGTCCGCTCGCGCTCGTTCGGCCCGAGGTCGCCGGCGACGAGCTCGAGTCTGAGCGCGCCGATCTGTTGAACGAGCAGCACGTTCTGGATCGCCACCGTTCGGCAGAGGTACGTCAGCGCAGCGCGATCCACGGCCTGCTGCCGGTCGCGGTCGCGGTCGCGGAGGAGGAACAGGCCGGCCACTAGCAGGGAGAGGACGAGCACGAGCGCGGCGGTCGAGTAGCCGATGAAGCGCAACTGCCTCGAGACCTCGGTCGTGGTGGCCGGGCGCTCGAAGGCCTCAGGCATGTACATCACCGTTCTCTACCCGGTCGAGCCTCCGTTGTAGCTCGCGGTTCTCTGTCCGCAGCCTAGAGTTGTCCTCCTCGAGCTTCGTGATGCGCGCGGTGAGCGCCTCGACGTGCGTCTGCATGACCTTCCACAGCACGTCGGCATCGGTGGTGCTGATCTTCCCCGAGGAGCGGCGGACGAGGCCCAGGTAGGTGACGAATGCCGAGACAGCGGCGGTGAGGACGACGGCCCACGCCGGCACGAATCACGGCTTCCGCTTGCGGCTCACGACAGGTACTCCTGGACGTAGGCCATGAACCTCTCTCTGGGCCAGCCCTTGCCCGGATCCCAATGGGTGCTTCCGCCGAAGGCGCGCGAGACCTCGACATGCGTGGTGATCCCCGGCACCTTCCGCTTCAGCGCGGCGGCGGTGACGAAGCGGACGGGAATCCCGAATCGCTTGCAGTGAAGCGCCGTCTTGTGAGCAGCTCGGCGCAGCGTCTTCTCGTGCTGCATCCACTCGGCCCTTGACCAGCGCGCGTAGCCGCACTGCTCGATGTGAAAGCCGTTCGCGTTGGCACCGGGCGCACCCCAGGGGATCGCGCTGTTCGGCAGGCTGCGCTGGCAGGAGTCCTCGTCGACGGTGATGTGCGCCGACCCGCGAGACGACTGGCTCTGGAAGAAGCGGGCGACGCCCTCTGCCGACAGAGCTTCCGCCGAGTGTAGGACGATCCAGATGATGCTTGAGAGCGGCCTGGAACCCGACGAGTGGACAGCCGGGTAGAAGTCCTTGTGACAGGACGCCTTGATCGGGTCAGGCATGTGGCCCTCCTACGCAGTCCGAATGAAGCTCAGGCGGTTGAGGAGCCCCTCGAATCCCGTCGACGAGGCGTTCTTCGAGTTGATGCGAACGCGCACCCGGTAGGTCTTCGTCTCCGAGACCGAGATGCCAGACGTCGTCCGCCACTGGCCCGTGTTCGCAGAGGCGTGGTAGAACTCCGCGTTCGACACGACCTCCGAGCCGTCAAGCAGCACGTCGATCTGGCCGGCGAACGATCGCTGATGCGCGACGACGACACACTTGTACGTCCCGGCGGCGAACGGCACATCCCATTCCACCCAGTAGCCGTCGTAGCCCGGCAAGTGCTGGTCGTCGGTCTTCAGCGCGCACATATACAGGTGGTCGCTGTTGTAGAGGTACGTCGACCAGCCGTTGTTGTCGATCGACGGGCAGAGCGGGTCGATGGTGATCACCCAGGGCATCTCTCCGCGCATCTCCATCGCCGGGATCATGGCCGCGTTCAGCTCTGCGACCGACACGAGGTTCCGCGCCGGCAGGTGGAGCAGGTCGGCCCAGGCGTCGGGATCCGAGCCGATGTAGATGCGCTGCATCTCCAACCGGTAGCTCGAGCTCGACCCGTTCTTCGTCGCGTTCGTGATCCTGAGGCGCGCCTTCTTCGCCACCGAGTTCGTGAACGTGATCTCCGCGCCGCGGTGGTTGTCTCCTCCAGACCCGTTGTAGAAGTCCGTCGTGCCGCGGTCGACGCCGTCCCATCTGACCGTAGCGATGCCGTGATCTGAGCCGCGGTGGCCGCAGAGGATGATCCCGACGTCACCCTGCGGCAGCACGAGATCCCACTCGGCCCACTCGTTCTGCGTGTCCCACAGTAGGTAGTGACCGAGCACGCTACCGGTCTCCGGCTGAAAGTTCAGTGCTCCCGAGTCGGCGATCTTCTCGTGCATGTCCAGGCAGGTGCGCTGGCGGAAGCAGCCGCTCATCCTGAGCGCATCCTTCATGTGGGTAGCCAGGTCGGCGGCAGAGACGTACTCGCCGTCCGTCCACGTCCTCGGCGCCGTCCAAACGACCGGAGATGTGTCCAGGTCGCTCATCTTCTGGAGATAGATGGCGAACAGGCGCACGGTGTTGCCGTCCGAGTTGATGTCCTTCTGCATGATCTCGAACCGAATCGTGAAGAGGCCTGCCGCCTCGACCACGAAGTCGAACGGGTCGGCGAGCTGGAACACCGCGTCCGTCGGAGCGTCACCGTCGTAACAGTTGAACTCACCCACCACCTTCGTCACGCCCTCGTCCGGATCCTCGCCCCCTGAGGTGCCACCTCCTGCGGCGATCAGGGGTAGGTCGCTCGCGTCAGAGTCGATGACGGTGACCTTCAGCAGCCCGTAGTCGTCTCGCTTGGCAGTGTGGATGTTGCAGCGCCAGGTGCCGGGTGTCAGGTACTCCTTGAGATCGATGAACTCGCCCTCCGCGTCGGCGGCGAGCCCGAAGCCGTACGGATCGTTAGGCGGTGTCGTATCGGTGACGATGTCCCAGCTGCCGCTCGTGTCGTCGCGGTGCTGCGAGGCGTCGATCCAGATGTGCCGCAGCGACTCGCCCTGGGCGAGCAGGTTGTCGCGCAGATACGTGTTCAGCGTCGCCGCCGGCACGAAGGCAGCGGTGAAGTCAGGCGGGTTCGTCCAGGCCATCGCTCACCACGTCGGGAATGTGTCGGTTCCGAGAATGTCCGCGGCGGAAGCTCCCAGCACCCAGGGATCCTCGTCTCCGAACGGCGACAGGTGCCATGTCGTCTTCCAGCCACCGGGCCCGACGTCATGGGTGATGCGCTCGATGAAGGCGTCCTGCTCGATCGTCGTGCCTCCTAGCGGGCGATGCTTGAACGTGTAGCGGTTCGAGTTGTAGGCGCCGAGCAGCACCGGCCAGAGAAGGCTGGGGTACTTCTCGCCGAGGAACGTGACGCCGGTGAACCGGGTCGCCGGATCCTTGTACCGGGCGACATACCACTCGGCCGCGGCCTGGCACTCGTTGAAGCCGGTCAGCAGTGACTTCGTGAACGTGCGCGGCCCGTACTCGTCGACGCTCTCCTGGTCGCGGGCTTCGGCAGTGCCCGTGCCGTCGCCTGATGAAACCTGTGCCTCGTTGAAGAGGTAGGCGGTGTCGCTCGAACGCGGGAGATCGACGTAGGGCAACTCGGCACCCTGCGTGCCGACGATGCCGCGGCTGACGCTCTCCGACTCGAAGCGGTGTCGGCGATCCTCGTAGACGACGCGCCCGTCCGAGCCGACGTAGAAGAAGCCACCGTCAGAGTCGGCCACCGCGAGCAGATGCTCTAGGACGCGGCCGGTAGCGGCTTCGATCGCTGGCATGGTCGAGATGCCTGCATCGATGTTCCGCATCGACGCCGGGACACTGAGCAGGTCGAGGCAAGATTCGATCCGCGCGCCCGCGAGCTCGGCGTCGAACGAGGTCTCCAGCGGAAACTCGACGGCAGCGAAGGCCGCGAAGAAGTCCACGACATCGACGTCGGTGATCGCGTCCGCACCGAAGCCGGGATACGTCGGAGGCCAGCTCTCGATCCATCCGCGCAGCAGCCAGTAGAGCGAGCCGTTCCACTCCGCGCGGAAGCGAATGGCCCGCATGGGAACGACCTTCGCGCCGTACGGCCCGGTCGTGACGTCGGGGTCGAACCGCTGATCGCGATTGTTCAGCGAGGCCTCGCCCGCGCCGGGCGCCGGGCGCTGAGTCTCGTCCTGCCTGCCCGAATGCGTGAACTTCAGCCCCTCCAGGCGCAGGTACGAGGTGACGTCCTCCCAGAGCGG